AGACGATGCATATTTAATGAGAAGTTGATGACGTTTGATGCTAGCTCAGGGCTATGGAATCCATGCGTAAATTCATTGGAGATTGTAAAGTCAGAAGCACTAGTTTTAAATGAAACCAGGGAAAGTAAGTTCTCAGTGAGCGCGGTACAGCCCCACTTCTTCGCATATGAGGCTAGTAAGCCTGCTGAATTCCTCGTAGATATCCCCGAATGGGATGGCGTGGACCGAATAGGGGCAATGGCAAGCCTAATCACACCAAAACTCTCTTCTGGAATAACAGTAGAGGCAATCTCTGAGTTACTTAAAGAGTGGTGTGGAATGGTGTTCCAGAGACTCCACAATCCAATGATACAGAATAGAATTCTGGTGCTACAGGGTGGGCAGGGTATCGGAAAGGATACCTGGACAAGTATGCTCGTGGATGGCCTGGGACAGTTCTGTATACCCCTTGCTGTCGTAAAGGAAGATAAAGACACCTACCTGAATCTTCATAGAGGGCTTGTAATGAAGATTAGTGAATTTGATAAGACGGCAAAGGCTGAAGTCAGTACGCTTAAAGACATCATAACCGCCCCAAGTACCAATCTTAGAGCTCCATACGACAAGGACAGTAAGCTCAGGCTCAGTAGGTGTAGCTTCATAAGCTCAGCTAATGCTGAAAACCTACTCAGGGACTCTACAGGCAATCGTAGGTTCTTAATATTCGAAATTGAGTCAATTCAATACGCATACGAGGGATGGAGTGCTGAGGATATCCGCAAATGGCAGATGCTCTGCCTTGCTCAAATGGTTAAGCTCGCAGAAGACAAATATAAGGCATCCGAGTCGTCGTGGCGTATGGTTAGGGACTACCTGGAACAGAAGACACCTGTTGAGTTCGCTACTGAGATATCAGAACAGTTCGCTAGGAAGATTAGAGTTGAACTGACATTGACCGGCTCAAACGAGATTCTACTTACTGATGTAAAGGTGGAAGAGGTTATAATCGAGGTAGCCAAGATCAACCAGATACGACCAACGGCAGTAAAGGCAATGGTACGGAGTAAATTCGGGATTTTTAGACGATTCAATGATACGCGTGTTTGGGTACTACGCTTGCCAGTTGATAATAATCAAACGACACGGTGGGCAGAGCCTCAGGAACAACTGCCGTTTTAGAATCCAGTATATTATAGCAGACATAATGACGTTTTGATGGTCATAACGTCAAGTCGCGTATATTGACTTTGGGGCTAGTTCAGACTGGTAATAATTTCGTTTTTGCCTAAGTGCCCGTAATGATTGAAAAGGTAGGTATCGATTATTACCACATAAAAGTTTAAAGTTTCTGTGTGCGCGTGGGGGGTCGTTGGGTTTAGGGCCGTAATGGGGGTGCTAATGCTAGTTCAATATCAGTAATATGTTTATATATATTTATTATTACCATGTAAAAACAGTAGATAAGTATATGATATTATAGGGGGGGTAGGTAATAATTACCATGCTAATACCGATTATTACCACCCAAAAACATGGGATAAGTTACTGTATTTACAGGCCTGGATGGGTATGATAATGGGTTAACATGAGGGTAAAATCAGTGTCGTGGTGCTTGGAAAAGGTCAATGTGCCCGGTGTGGGGTTTAATGACTATGATACTGAGACAGCGTTTCAAACCTACTGTGCTGATTGGTTACGGAAAAGATATTCTATTACGGGCAATGATGGGTTCAGGTTCTGGCATCACTCAGCTAATGAGCGTGAAGGTGCTAGGGCTGGATTTAGGGCTAAGATGATGGGGCAATCGCGGGGATTCCCTGACTTTGTGCATTTAGGGCTCAGGTTAGGACTCGAGCTCAAGATTCCTGGTGGTAGGGTTAGTAAAGACCAACTGCAATGGCTTGAGTATTTGAGGGGTATAGGATGGGAATCTAGACTCGTTTGGAGTTTTGAGGAGTTCCGGGAGGTAGTTTTAGAGGCTATCTCCCGGAGCGATGTTAAATGATGCGGTATGATGCGTTGGCAGTTCCCCAGTCTTCAACAGCCTTCTCTAGCTCCTTCATCGTGTCGGTTAGCTTTTCTATCGTTTCAGCGTGTCGTTGATTTTCAACGGCAATCAATCGTTTACATTTTTCAATCTTCGTTTGTAATTCTAGTAACGATTCCACATTACATTCCTTTATAAAACAAAGTTATCGTCCTGCATCCTAAGTATTCCAGTTAGGATTATTTTTTCGGTTACAAGTTTTGCCGCTTCCGGGCTTATCTGTTTACGATCTGCGACCATCGCTTCAAACATTTTTATTGGGTATCTCTGAGACTTCTTAGGCATATCGAGAAGTATTCCTTGAATGCCAATGGCTAGTTTTGTGGCGTTGATGCTTGTTAGGGTTTTATAGTGGTCCATTTTTATACAGCCTCAATAATAGAATTAAAGTTATCCTCAGTTACAATCAAGCTATCTAGAACCTTTACGCCTAGCAGTGTTCCGGCATCCTTAAGACGTTTTGTTACCTGTAGATCTTCCTTTGATTCTTTCGTGTCTCCCGTTGGGTGATTGTGCGCGACAATAACCGCCACGGCACCTGCTAATATCGCTGGCTGAAACACTTCACGCGGATGAACTTGACACACGTTAGCTAATCCCGTGGTAATAACTTGATAACTAACCACGGTATGAGCACCATCAAGAATCAGAACGACAAAGTGTTCTTTCACGTTATCAGGTAGAATTGATCGTATAAAATTAGCGCACGATTCTGGACCTGAAACAAAGAATCGTTCCGGCCTGGATGGTTGTTTATAGGTCAACTGAATCTCTCGAACAAATTCTTGTTTCATTGTGTTACCCAATTTAAAATTCCAACTACTACAAAACTACCGAATGACATTGTGCAAAGAACTATTACGGCTTTTGCATATTCTACTAATTCATTTCGTTGTTTCATTTGTTAATCCTTTTGAAAAACAGCTTCAAATACTTGCAAAGAAGTCTTTATCAATTGACCGTCCCAGTGACACATTCGATAGTGAACCTTTTTCCCGTCGTCGATAATCAACATATCCTTATATCCGGGTTGCGTGATTCTTGCGGCCTCATAACTAACCGGTGTTGTGTCCAGTAGTCGGATTGTGCAACACACGTTTTCGAACGAGATATATCCCTCTCGTTTTGGATCTATTTTTAGATTTTGAAGGGCTTTTATTAGTCTTAGGTTTTCTGAGTGTTCTGATTTCATATCTTTTCTTTTTGTTATGGCTTGATTGCCTCACATCTTATGATTCTAGTATCGTACAGAAGTTTGAACTAGTAAAGGTAAAAAAGAGGGTATAAATGAAATAATTTTCACTTACACCCTAACTAGTACTATTCTATATGGATTTTACCATGGGGATCTTCCGAGCTCTTATTTGGTTCGGGCTTGATTATAGTATTAGATTCCATTTCTAGATCGTCTATCATTTCTTGGGTAATTGGTGGTGAGACTAGCGCAATTCCTAGGGTTTTCGCGTCTTTTTTAAATTCCTGAAACTCAGAATCTATATTAAAGCTTAGATGGAACGGCTTAATCTTTTCAGCAGAAAAGCAACATAACCAGCCCCGATCTCTTAGCTTCTCAATTGCAAGTAATACCTCCGCATCACTCTTATATCCCGTATTATCACGGCTTAAGAATATAGGTCTTTCCGGTCTGAATCGTTTTGGTGCTGCCTCTTTTGCCATTGTGCTGTATCCTTATATTATATGAGTGAAGAAACTACCGTTGAGAATACTGAACCCACCCCAAAAGGGAAAGGTAGAAGCAACGAAAGTCGCAACGGGCATAGATATCGAGGCGGTAACATTAGATCCAAGTCGTATAAGAAGGCGAAGGCGCTCGATTTAGCTGCCAAGGGATTACCGGTTTCAGATATTGCTAAGGCAGTAGAATTACCAAGATCTACGGTTTCAGACCTTATAAAGAAATTTAGCCCTATATTCAAGAAGTTACCAGATGTAAGACAATACAGGGATATTAAAGCAGATATTCTAGCCGCTTCACAGCTCGCGGCGCTTGAATCCGCCTTCTCTGGCAACAAGCTTGCGAAGGCCTCGTTTACCTCCACGTTGAACGGATTCGAGATCCTAAACAAGGCAGAAAGATTAGATCGCGGCGAATCAACGGAGAATGTGGCCAGTAAATTCACAGGCACGCTGTCGATTGGAGCTCTATTAGATGAAAATGAGTAAGACCCCTTTCATACTTAACGAGAAGTATAATTCTCGTGAACTAACATCAAGAGCAACCAACTATACATATCGAGAACAACCATCACTGAAGGTGTGCAAGAATAATAATGCATATATGCCAATGAATACGCATGATATAGGGGGGGGAGTGTGCCGGTATGATCCCCCCGCCCCCACCATTGTATAGGTATATAACCCATGTCTGGTAGCAAAAATAAAAAATCCCCCAAGTCTAAAGCCACCATCATCGTTGCGCCAAAGCAACCATCACCCGAACCCAAAGCAACCATCTCAGTTACACCACCAGAGCAACCACCTGTCACCCCAGAACCACCATCTCCCGTACCACCACCAGTAGTTGCATTACCATTGCCACCAGTCACAACTTGGAGTTACAGCACCCCACTTGAGCAACCCCCCGAAGGGGTGACCCTTGACGCCAGGGTGATTGAAATTAATGGGATGAAGTTCCAAAAGCGGAGTGACTGTAATTACAAAGTTGATTACTACAAGGTTGTTGACAAAATAAATCGTGTAAACAAATTCACCCCAGAGCAGAGAAAGGAAAAGCCGCTTCTTAATGAAATCAACATTTACAGGAACATGGTTCAGCAGGACTTGTGGTTTTTTGTCTATTTCGTAATGAAAAACCCACTTGCGAATCATCCATTCATTGTCGAAGCCTGCAAGGAAATCGAGAGCGAAACTGGCGATTCTTTAGAGGTCTGGGCTCGTGACCATTTAAAGACAACTATCATCAGTGTAGGTAGAACCTGCCAAAAAATCCTAAATGATCCAGAGAGACGCATAGGGATATTCAGTGCAGTAAGGCCATTAGCCGTAAAGATTCAGAATCTCATTAAGCGCCTGTTTGAGAGTAACTTCTTGGTGGCCTGTTTCCCTGACATTCTTTACGTAGATCCGTACAAGGAAGCGGAGAAGTGGACTGAAGCGCCTGAAGGTGGACTTATTGTTAAGCGGAAAGGGTTTTATAAGGAGGCGACGGTAAGTTCCTGGGGATTAGTTGAGGGTATGCCTATTGGCGACCACTACACTGACATGATTTTTGACGACATTGTTACACAAGACCTTGCGAGTCCTGACATTATGGCAAAGGTCTGTGACAATTTCGACATGGCTGAGAACATTGGAACGAGAGACAGACAGATTACGGTTATTGGGACGTTTTACCGGCATGATGATCCACTTGTTTACATATCAAACAAGGTTGACCCGGACACAAACGAGAAGATGTTTAAGATGCGGAAAAAGGCCGCAACTGTGGATGGTAGTTTTAACGGGAAGTCTGTGTTCCTGCCGGAAGCAGCACTGCAAAGAAAGCGTGCTGGTAAGCCTTATTTCTTTTACTGTCAGCAGTTACTAAACCCCACCCCTCGTGGGCAGGAAAAGCTTAACAAGGACCAGATAATTATTATAAATCGGAGAGAGCTCCCATCCAGACTTTACAAGTTCATGTTAATTGACGGCGCGGGGGATGTCGGGAGGAGGCAGGACAGGAGAGCTGACCCGTGGGCGATGGTGGTTTTGGGTGTTGAGCCGTATAAGGATGATAACGGGGCGAGTAGGATATTCATACTAGACTTACTTATTAAGGATATGGATTTGGCAACTGCGCAGCAGGCAGCGGTTGATATGTATATGAGGAACGGTAGGATTTTAAAACTCGGTATTGAAAAAGTGGGAATGAGTACCACCGAGATTCATATTTGTGCAGCATTGCGTGCGAAGAAGAGGTTTTTGAGTATTGAGTCGGGGAACTTGGAGATATTAAAGCCAGGTAGCAGGAGTAAGGAATTCAGGATAGAATCGGCACTAAGTTGGCCGCTAAAGAACGGGAAGATTCACGCACTGGATTCGTTGGACAAGGAGTCTTTTGCGATATTAGGGGACGAGATGGAGAAGTTCCCAGCGGGGCATGATGACGGGCTGGATGCGGTTAGTTATGGTTACGACATAATTAAGACGTATAGGTTCGGGAATCTGCCTGAAGAGAAGGAGGAGGAAACGCTCTATGACAAGGCGTTTCGGAGAGCGAAGGAAAATGCGCTTAGGGGTGGCTGGATATCTGT